GGTAAGCCGCACCATTACGGGAAAAATCTTCGACATCTATTCCTAAATGCCACGCCCAATGCTTACTTGAAAAGCATTGTACTATTTCTCCGTTATTAGCGATAACAAAAGCCGTTGCTATCCGTGTTTCGTTAGAATTCCAAAACCTACTAACCGCCCTTGCGTTTCCTCCGCCTGCGGTGTGGTGCAAATAGATTTGTTTTTTTGTCGCTTCCTCTTGGAAGTATTGCGATTTATCCAACGGAACTTGAATAATTTTACTAGTGTCTAATTTCGTCTGCATCCTCTTTTAATTCTTTTGCTCGCGTTAGTAATTTTTTAAGGCTATCCCAAAGGTCTATCCCTCGAACGGCTTTGTAATTTTCGTTAATGCTTACAACCTCTATCGAAATAAGTACCAACGAAAGTACCTTAGTTAATAGTAATTCTTGGTTAAAAATAGCCTTTAGAATTCCGTTGAGAATGAACCAATCAATAAGAAAAAAAAGAATTATGGTGAGTTGATATAAAAACATTTTCGATATAACCGCGCTTAACCTTCTAGAGCGTATAGGAACTCCGTTTTTACGACTTTTCCAAATACCCGTAATCGTATCTAAAAAAATAGCGAACCCAACCGCCAATAACATTCCTGTAATAGGCATAAAAAACGCTCCTATTACACTGACTAAGGTTAGCCATTTAGATTGTATCGTTGTTGTTAATATCGTTAGTGTTTTCATAGTTTTGTAAAAGTTGGAAGGTAAGTAAGCAAGCGTAAGCGCCTGCCAAAACACGAACGTAAATCATTTCGGATTCTATGCAGGCTATAAAACACCCTGCGTAAGCTAATATAAAATACATTCCTGCTATACCTTTGTTATTCATTTGTATAGGTAATCAATAAATAATTGAATCGTGCTAAATTCTTCTTCGTCTATCGTTACTGAAGTATCTAGCAAAATAGTTCCTCTATCGGTAGGAAAATGCGCCTGCGTAGTGTCTAATACTTCGGCATCCCCCTCTAGTAAATACTCGGTTTCGTGCATTACAAACCCGCCTTGAATTTTGGTTAGGTTAATCATATTTTTGTACTATTACGCGTTTGAAATTTCCGTTGTCGGGTGTTGTCGTTCCATTGCTTATTGCAAAAATCAAATAGTTGTCAACCAATGGATTGAAAGCCGTTAACGTTATTGCGCTTAACGAGTAATCAGTTGCAGCACTTGTACCCGCTAAAAAAGAATTTAAGTTTGTGCCATCGAAAAAAATGTTTCTTTCGAACCTTTGGAAATAAACGCTTGTCGACATTCCGCCGCCCGCACCAAGTAACGTTGCGCCCGTTAAAGTGTTAGCCGTGTTTACGTAGTAACGTGGGGTAGTAACCCCCGTACCCGCGGTTTTGTTGATGAATGCTTTTATGTATAGAGTATTATTTGCTACTAACGTTCCCGCAGGAATCAAAACGGAAGCGCTTATTTGTATGGTTGTTCCTGTAATTGCCGTTCCGTTAGCCGTTCCGATTGTGCTAGGGTTTGTTTGAATCGTTATATCACCGCTACCAAGTAACGACGTTGAATTTACCGTTTTAATGTTCGTTCCCGAAATTAGTTCGGTTTGCATTCCCGTTTGAGCGGCTGCAATTACTTCCGAACCCGTTACGTGTTTGCTCGCGTAGCCATCCGCAGTAACTTCGGAAATTTCGAGTAAATCGGTAGAAGCTAGGTTAGCGCCCTTTGCCGTTAATTGGCTTATTTTTTTCTCCATTCGTTAGTTTTTTAACAAGTTTTTGTAACTTAATTATGTTGCTTTTCTTTGGCTCGTATTGCTTTTTCATATAACCCACCCTGTATAGTTTGAATCCGTGTTCGGGTAAATATCCGAGTTCGTGTTAGTGTAATATTCGGGGAAAGTGTTACCCGAAAAAATCATAAATTGAACAAACCGCTCAGTGTAATTTTGCGCTAAATACCTCTGTTTATCAATAAGAAAATCAACCTCGTTTTTTTCTACGTTTTGCGCGTTCTCGGAACTATGTTTGAAAATTCCTTTGTTTGCCATTGTATAAGCCATAAACGGAAGGTATTCAACCATAGCCCAATGAATAAGCATAGGCTTTAAGTACGTTTCGACAAGGTCTAAATAAGGGTTAGCCAAAGTTCCCGCTACTATATCCGCTTTAATCTTATTAAGTAAATCCGTTCCCGTGTACTGCTGTATATGGATGTCCTGCGCAACTTTTATCCATTGAATAAAGGTGTCGGTATCTATGTTGCCGTTTAGTGCCGTAAAACGCACTAAATCATCTCTCGTTATTAGTAATGCTTCTGCCATTTCTATTTAGGTAAAAATCCTCGGTTCGGCATATCGATAGGACGTGTCGAAACCAATGCGTTATTTTTAATTGTATATCCTAAGTTTTCCGCTTTTCTAACAGCTATTTGTTTAGCGTTTGGCGAATTTACGTCTATTCCAAAACGTGAATCGAACTGCGCGTAAACTTGCTTATTCCAACGGTGGTGGCAATTTGGACCGCCTTTATATAACCAAATATCGTACGTTAAATTACCGCGTGGACCAAACCCGATTTCTTTGCCATCCGCATTAACGTAGAATCCATTTACTACGGCTTTGCTCATACGTAAAATGTCCTCCTTTCGGTAAATCTTTTTAGCAGATTTCATTAACTTACAAAAAGGACGTGTCTTCCCGCTTTTCCCTCCGTCTTCGCCTTCGTAAACATATCTAGTAATAAACTTAACCCCTTCTATAACTTCGTCTTGTTCGGACTTTGCGTTGGGGAATGCTATTCCTGTATTTACTAACTCTACTAACCTAGAAAATAAACTTTTTTCACCCCTTAACAAAGCGTTTTCTTTTTCGTCCGTTTCGTAATCTACGGGCGCTTCGTCTATTAATAGCCAATCCGCTTGCGGTTCTTCCCCGAATTCCTGTAACGATAGCGCTATTTGTTCTTCGGTGCTTTGTGCTTTAAGTTCGGTTGCATCCGCTCCCGTTTCCTCGGTTACTTGTTCTTCGGTAGTTGCGTTTTCTAAATCAGTAAATTCTAAAGGTTTTAACGTTCTAAAGAATAATTTTAAGGCTATTCCGTTAAACGCTAGAATCCTATCGAAAGCCTCTATTATTTCATCTTGGAAAGGCTTAATAACCATATTGTTAAACAAGATAAACGAGTTTTGCAGTTCGTCTGCGTTTGAACTAAACCCGTTAGAAGAAGCAATACCAAACAACAAAGGCGAAGTTACGTTATGCCCTAACATTATTTTGCGTAAACATTCCTCGCTTAGGTACGTGTAATGGTCGGGTGCATCGTTCAAAGGTATATCGTCCACCGTAGTTTTGGACTCTTGATTTTGGTTAAAAGCAACAATAACTTTTTGACCTTTTGAGCCTGTAAGTTTGCTTAGTACCTTTTGGCTAATTAGGTCTTGTTGTTCTTCGCTCGGAACTCCGTTGTTAAAATTAACCACCTTCGTACCGCTGAATCCGTTTTGCACTTCGTTTATTAAATAGTCGCTTACTTCTTCTTCTAAAACTGCGTAAGGTATCGCGCCTTGGTAGTCGGGGTAAGCGTAATATTTCATTCCTACCCCGTAAGGCTTAACGAACATTATTTCGATTTTGTCTTTTGAGTAACCGAACGCACTAAAACGAGTTGGCGGGAACTTTCGTACATCCTCCCAATTATCGGAATAGTAATAGCCTGTAATCTCGCCTTTTTCGTTGCATTTTTCCGCACGTAATAAATTTACAGGTATGTGGTAAACCTTTAATACTTTATCGTGCTTTTCGTTGTAATGAACTTGCATAGCAAATTGCCCGAATAGTTTTCTATCGAATACCATTTTACGCAAACATTCAGGACTAAATAACGTCATCATTTGAGCGTACTCGTTAGGCTTACGCGAAGCATCTAAGGCGCTTAAACCTTTGCCGTAAATTAAACGGCTTACGTTATTTATTATCGCGCTATTTGTAGTGGATTTCGTGTACCTATCTATAAGGTAATTAAAGTAGTTATTATCCTCTCCGAATTCTACCCACGCATCGCGTTTGGATTCTTGGATAGTCGGCTGTTGGTATTCTGCTAATTGTAAAACGTGAACATTATTCATACATTATGAAGTCATTAGTTGTTGTATTCGAAATGTAACCGCCATCGTTAACCGAGAACGTGTCTATCGGTTGGTTCGTGCAAAACATTCGCTCCTTTAATAGTAGGTTTCCCCCTCCGTCTTTAATTACCGCCCAATAAAAATGATTCTCCAAGGTTGGTAAAACACCGCTAAACGAATGCACGTAATCGCCTGTAGTAAATAACCCCGCAACGGGTACGGATACGTTCGTGTTTTCGTCCGTTATTTCTAAGGTTACACCGCTTCCAAACCTAGGAATAAAGTTAAACGTTTGAGTTACGTTAGTTTGTTGAACTACTATCATATTAGTATAACTCGTTAACGTGTTTTTTGTGCAATAAAAAAGGGGGCTATTAACCCCCTCTTTACCTTTTTAGAACATCTTATGAATTAACTACCGTAGGCGTGTTAAGCAAAGTTACTAATTGCGCTTCGGTTGCAGCATCTAGGAAATTAGCAGGGGTTGCCTCTTGTCCTGTAAAAGTCAAAGAATAACCGTTCATATCTCCCAAAGCAGTTCCGTTGGAAATAGTACCCGCAGTTACGTCCATACCTCGCAAAAGTCCTGCAATAAAATATTGACCGTTGTTGTTTTCAACGATAATGTTTGGTCTTCCGTAAGACAAAAGTTTAATTTGTTTGTGGGTAATTGCGTCTTGCTTTTTCAAAGTAACGGTTAATACTTGCTCGAAGAAAGTAGTTCCGTTTTCGCGTGAACTTGTAATAGTTTGCTCAAAGGAGTTAGTACCTTTAAGTTCAAACTTGTAAATAGAAGACAAAGCAGGCAAAGTAATTGCCGTAATTTGGTCTTCGTAACCTACCGTAGTATCGTAAGTAATGTCGGTTTCATCGTAAAGCCCGTAATTAAGAATGTAAAGGTTTTTTAACCCACCTACCGCATCTTTACAAGGCTCAATTCTACCGTGTGAAATATCGCAACTCATTGTATTTTAGTTTTAATTGTTAAAAAAAAAGGGTGGCAGTTTTATCCACCACCCCGTTATATTTTTAGTTATGGATTATCCGTAAACAACGATATCTTCGATAACTCCGTACTGCGCACCCGCTGCATATCGCATAATAACACGAACGTTATCATCGCCCAAAGTAGCTGAAGTGTCAATTACTCGAACCTCTTGTGTGTCGCTCAAAAGCGAGCAGCCGAAATAAAGGTTAGAAGTAGTTGTAGCCATAGCGGTATCGTTAGCAAGTCCGTTAGCCATAAAGATTGGAATACCGTTAAAGCTAAGGTTTCCGTTAGTATACCATTGCGTACCTTGAGCATTGATACCCGCGTTAGCAAGTGAACCCGAACCTGAAGTACCAAAACCACCCAAAGCAGAAATATACGCTTTAACAAAGTTTTGAGAAAGGTAAATTTTTAAGTCGGGTTTTCCGTAAAGTCCTGCAGGGATAGCGTCAACGATAGCTTGTAATTCTCCGATTACGTTCAAAGGAGTAATTGGGGAAGACGGCACTAATTGACCCGCAGGCAATAAAGGGTCTACCAATGCGGTGGCGTACAACCCGTCAAATTGACCCGAAGTTGATGCAGAACCTTGCCAAATAGAAATTTCGTTAGCGGCTGCAACTTTTTCAGCAGCGTAAGCAATTAGATAATCGGCAAAAGATTTTGGTAAAGTGTCGAAAGAAGAGTAACCCATTTCGATAGATTGCCAAGTTGAATGGAACTCTTTTTTACAAAGTGTCATGTTCACTTGTAAATCTTTAACTTCTAAAACTCGCTCGGTTAAGTTTACCGTTCCTGCGTTGTTATAGTCGCAAGTTGCATCTTGTAGAAAGTTAGTTGTTTCAAGGCGTTGGATAACGCTTTTGAATTTTACGTTAGGCATAACGGTTACTCCGCCGCCTTCGATAGTTGGTGCGCTCAAAAGAGCAGCAGAAACGTACTTACCTGCCCATTGACCTGCGTAAGACGTTGTAATGTTTGGATTTGGCATTTTTTCTAATTTTTAGATTATTTATACATTTTGTTTAGTACGGAATCCATTATTCCGCGTGGTGCTTTAGCGCCTATCTTAACGAAGTCCGCTTTAGCCTCGTTTTCGGGGTTAAACGCGATTGGTTCGGGTGTTTCGCTAAGTTCGGTCGCTTCGGTTGCGGTCTCGGTAACTTTGGATAACTTTGCCAATTCAGCTTTTAACAATTCGTTTTCTTCTTTAAGTTTTTCCATTTCGCTAAAGAACGTTTCTTTAACGATTGATTCGATAGTTTTTTTAGGAGTAGATACAGGGGCGCTCATTTCTTCTTCAGGCATAGGCTCGGTTACTTCCTCTTTGGTTTCTTCTTCTACCTCTTCTACTTCTTCCTCTTTTTCTTTAACCTCGGAAATAATACCCTCCTCGACTACTACCAAAATACGTCCGTCTTCTAGTTCGTATTCGCCTACAGGAACGGCTATTTTTTGCTCGTCTTCCGTTACTACAAAAACCTCTTTTCCTGCTTCGAACGTTTCCGCTTCGATTTTAGTAACCCCATCGCCCATAAGCATTTGTTCTAACTTAATTTCTTTGCTTAGTAGGCTTTTAATGTGTTGTAAAAGTGTGCTATTTTTCATTTTTATTTTATTAAGTTTTCCAATTCCGTTTTTAATTCCTTTAATTTCTTAAAGGCTTCTACTTTTTCGGGTTCCATTCCAACCTCTTTAGATTTACTTTCGTATTCGCTTAAATCGGTATCAATTTTACCCGCAGTATTTTCGTAAAGCGCTTTAATTTCTTTTTTAAGTTCTTTTATCTTTTTTAACGCATATTGCATTTCTACAATATCCGACTCTAAAGATTGCATTGAACTTAATTCCGTTTTAGCTTGGATTTCGTCCGCTCGGTTAATTTTGTCTAAAATGTTTTTCATAACTTAATAACTTATTTGATTTTTGTTTGTTGCATTTTTATGGTAGTGGATTCCAATTCGGCGCGGGCGGTTGTGGTATTGTAACATCTCCTCCGATACCTTGATTTTGTAGTTCGCCCGTACAACATTTACGCCTGTATTTTCCGTCTTTGCATAGGCAAGCACGTTTACCGCTTGTTCGTGCTGCTCGTGGTTTATTTCCGTTTTCGTTCATCCTTGACCTTTATTTAGTTTAACGTAATTCTTACTCGTTTTTAGTTTGCTCGTTTTACTTTTGGCGTGTACGTTTGGACGTTTGACCTTGGGTTTTCGAACGTGAGTAATTGCGTTAGTTTGCTTTGCCACTTTTTATGCTTTCTAGTTTTCTTTGCGCCCATTCTATACCTTCGTCCCCTCCCCAAGCAAGCCAAGCCAACCTACCGCATCCATCCCCTAACTCGCGTGTAGAGTGTTGGCGGTGGCGTTCAAAACTTGCCATCCGTGAAATCGTTTCTTCCGAAATCGGTTCTCCGTTAGCTAATTGGTTTGCACGTGCTTTTCCTGTGGCTTCGAGGCAATCCCCCCATCCGTTTTCTTCTGCGTATCTAATAGCTATCTTTGCGTTTTCGATTGCTTGTTTAGGGTAGTCCGTGTAAGATTCTAATTCGATTCCTAATAACCTTTTTAGTTCGTTTATTACCTCGGTGGCTTCGGCTTCCTCTGCGCTCATTTCGAACTTGTCCGCGAAATAACCTTCGATTGAAAAGCCTTTTACTTTGCCTTCTTTAACATCGTTCCAAATTTCCTCGTTATTTACTTTCATCGAAATCATCCAAGTTCCTTTTGGTAAATCGAATCCGTATAGTCGGCTTTTATCCGTTTTACTATCTTCGATTATCCAACTTTCTACAACGCTTAAACCTGTAACCTTTTTTTCGTGTTCGTAGGTTGCGTTATTTTGGTTTGAGTTAATTAAAAATAGTTCGCTAGCTTTACGAATAGTGTCCGAACTGAAATAAATATAGTATTCTTCGTTCTTTGAATTTCTGCGGTAAATTTGTTTATTTGGCACTAAAGCCGCACCCATTAAAATACGCTTTTCGGAATCTACCTCCTTTAGTTCGATTTCGTGTTTTTTTAAGGCTACAAAGTTTTCCTCGATAGCGGGCGAATGTACAACGCTAACCGCGTCTATTCCGCTTTGCGGGTCTTCATCGTCTATTATCAATTCGATAATTCTCATATCTAAATAATTTTAATTTGGTTAAAGTGTTGCGTTTTGTATTCTATTCCTATCCAAACTTTGTGCGCTTGAAACTTCCCCACTCACTACATACGCTTGCGTTGGTTGTTGTTGAAGTTGCGCAAGTTGGTTTAGTCCGTTATTTCCTACCACGTTAAAGTTAGGCGCTTGCGGAGTTCCACCGCCTCCGCCCATTGTAGGAATTGAACCACCGCCACCCGAACCGCCTGAAACCGAACCTCCGCCTTCAAACTTTTGCATAGCAATTTTACGAACGTTCATTATTCCCGTAGCTACTGCAATACTAGCAGCGATACCACCTAAAACAGGACCAACAACGGGAATACTTGCCATTGAACTATAAGCCGCCGTAGCCGCTTTGTACGTGTCTATCGTTGCCCCTGCTATATCCGCAGCCTTCTTAACGTTAAATGCTTTTTTTTGGTTTTTCTTACTAGATTCGCCAAACAAAACCGCCAAGTTTCCTAACGCTTCAAATTGTCCTTTAGCTAGGTCTAAGTATTTATTTATTTGCTCATTTCTTCGATTCTTTTCTTCGTCATCGTATTTCTTTTGAACATCCGCTAACTCCCTTCCTTTGGCTATTGCTATGGTCTTTTCGGCATCCGCGTTGCCCTTAGCCATTTCCTCCATAGCTAAATACTTTTCACGGATTAAACCTAATTCGCGTTCCTGCTCCGTTAGTTTGGCTTGGTAGTTCGCTTCGTCTAAGGCTTCTATTTGCGCTAAGAATTCCTCGTTTTGTTTCTTTTCTAAATCCTTTGCTTTTTGGTTGGCTTCTTCTTGTTTTTTTAATTCTAGGTCTTTATATTTTTGCTTTACCGCAATAACGTCTTTTTGGTATTGTTCGGTAATCGCAGTAGTGTCTTGCCCTGCTTTATCCGCAAGCGCAGACATTTCGTCAAACTTATTGGCGAGTTCCTGTAACTCTTTTTCCTGCGCGTCCGTTATTCTAGCTTGGCGGTCTTTTTCCTGCGCATCTAAAAAGTTTGTAAGGTCTTGGCTTACTTCTTTTTGCGTTTTTGCGTTTCCTTTGGCGGCATTTTCTTTGTCTTGCTTCATCGCCAACTCGTTATCTAGTACTTGACCTTTTAACGTGTTTAGTTTCGCTTCTGCTTCTTCTATTGCTTTATCCCCTTCCGCTTTAACGCTTTCAGGGTTAAAAACCATTTTACTTAAACCCCCCGCAGCAAACTCGTTAAACTTAGAAATTTCCTTGTTGATGCTAAACGCAGTTATTTTACCAAAGCCCAACGCTTCGCTCATTGAGTTAACGGCTAGTATTGCAGCATCTATTGGAGCGGCTAATAACCTTAGACCTACCGTTGCTAATTCCATACCAACCCGCGCAACCGTTTTAAGAATTCCAAGGTTTCGTTTTTCCCCTTCGATTTCCATTTTTTTCTTTTGCTTCATCGCGGCTATGTACTGCTCCTGCTCAAGTACCGCCGTTTTAAGCCGTTGTTGACGAAGTTTATTTATTTCTTGTTCGGATTTTCCCGCTAACTTCATTGCCTTTTCTTCCAAGGCGAATCCGTCTAATTTCTTTTGCGCTAATTCTGCGCCTTGCTTTTCCTTTTCTATTAAAGCATTTTGTTCTTTGCTTACCCCACTAACCGCCGCTTTAATATCGTCCCAATACGCCACCATAGCACCCAAAGCAATAAGTAAAACGCCAATACCCGTTGCAGCAATCGCGCCTTTAATGCCGTTTAGGGATACTTTAGCCGAAGTTCCCATAGTTTTAAATGAAGTTCCCGCCGCTGCATTTGACGCAGTTTGAGCATTCGTTGCCGCTATATTAGCCGAAGTTGCTACGGTTTGTTCCGTAGTTGCTATTGCATCCGCCTCCTTAGTTACGGTAAGAATTCCTAATTTTACCGCTACATCTTTTATTTGACCGCCTAAATTCTTAAAGCTATCCCGTGCCTCCCCTAATTGGTTTAGTCCTTGCGTTATAGCCATAGCACTTTGAACCCTTAGCATTGCTTTTTGTACGTCCTCGGATTCCGTACCCATTAAACCCATAGCGCCCGTAACGGCAGTAAATCCACCCGCTACCCCTTGTAATGCAGCACCGAATGCCTTAAACTTAGCATCGGGGTTGTAGGCATCTGTTAACGCTTTTGCATCGCCGATTCTATCTTTAAGGTCGGCGGCTCGCTTAGCTGCATCCTTAGCTTGTTGCGAAGTTGCCCCGTAGGTATCTGCTAACCTTTGGACTTCGGCTTGCGCTTCCTTTAATTGTGCTTTAAGGCTTTTACTATTATCCTTTATTTCAAGTTCAATCGTTCTTTTTTCTGCCATTTCTCTTTACTTTTATTTCGCGCATACCTTGTCTCCAAAGTCCTTTAATGTCCGTATGTAGTTTATATTTTCCTTTTGCGATTTCAATAAATTCGTGTTTTCCTACGAACTCATCTACTTGTAATAATCCAATTATTTGTTTTATGTAACTCATCGTATAACTATTATTTGTCCGTTTCTAATTTCCCCGTTTGCGAACTCGTATTCTATGTTTACTATTATTGTATCGTTACGCCCTTCCGTTTCTAAGGTATATCCGTCTTCCGTTATCCTAGTATCGCTTTCCTCGGTTATCCGTGTCGCGGTATCTAAAGTCGGTAAGGTTATTTCTATGGTACGTTCTTCCGTTATTTCATCGGGTGTTATTACTACGTCCGAATTAGTAGAAGCAAACCTAACTGCCGCAACCGAACCCGTTTTAGAAGTTACGTTAGGAAAAGTAATAGGCACAACTACCGAAGGGGTTTCGGGTTCGGGTACTATTATTTTGTCGGGTTCAACGGGCATAAAATCGTTAAGTAGTTCAAACTCCGTTACCCCCGAAACCATATTCGTTTTCATTTGGTTGATAATATACCTTTTGTCGCGGATAATTAAGCGGTCATTTAATTGAATTCCTGTTAATAGGCTTACGGGTAAATTTGCCTTTACCGTTGTTAGCCTGTTTTTAGGGTTAAATAAGTTAGCTAGGTAAGGAAAGTAATACGTTGCGAAAATACTCTGTTGAATAGGGGTAAGCCAATAAGACGAAGTTTCGGGCGCAAAGTTTATCGAGTATTGAATTCCGTTATTTGTTAAGTCCTGCCCGAACATCGTATAATCTAAATTTGTAAAATGGTTAGTTCCGTCCGTATAGTGTATGTGGCTAGCTAGCGTAACCCCTCCGTATTTATACATAAGTAAAGGCTTTGGAATGTACGGACTAAACGAACTATCTAACGAGTACCCTACTTGTAAGTTAGTACCCGTAAATTTGTTAAATAGCATATTTTCGAACGGAACTTCTAAACTAAATTCGCCTCCGTCGTACGGGTATTGGTATTCCGTGTTTCCCCATTGCTTTAAGCCGAGTTCGAAATACTTTTTATTCATAAACCCTTCCGAATCTTGGAACTTAAAGCCTATTTTTTTGTAAAGTTTTACTCGGTCTATTCCTATTTCGTCTTTATCCGTAAACTCGGTAATGTCTATTACTGCCCCTGCTCCGTACCAATCTGCTAAAGGTACTATTTGAAAAGTGTTCGGGTTAGTTCCGTAGCAAGTTAGGTTAAATTGTTTCAGTATCCCCGAAATAAAATCTTGCACTTTCATTGTAGGCGCTAAGGTTTGAAGGTCGGTAAAGGTAGTTAGGTTGTTTACGTTCGTGTTTACGGTAACAAAATCCGTATTAAGCAAAGGGTTAAAATAAGTAACCGAATAAGTAATATCCAAAGAAATACTAACCGCCGCCGTTGCCCTTAACTTAAATTCGTAAACATCATACAACCCTTGAACGTTTGGAATTTGCGTAATGTTTGCGTTTAAGGTAAATCCTTGCCCTTCGGTTGTTTGGTATAACGCTCCATTTATGTACGTGTCTAAGTAATAAATTACGGTAGGGTTTGAGTTACTCGCTACCGCTATATTGATTCCCATAAAAGACGCTCCAAATTGGTAGTAAACGTTTAACAAGTTTTGCGTAAAATCAAAAACATAAGGTGGCGAACTCGGATTAAGATTGTACGTACTTCCACCCTGCGCTATTACTGAATTAAAGGTAACGTTTTGCGCTTGCCCGATAAAGTCGAAATCGTTTTTATTCTTGTACCAAAGGTAAGCCTGCGTAAATCTAGCATCCGTTAAGAAACTTCCTGTAAACGTTACTCCGTATTGCGCTGCTATTAAATCGAAAATACTTTTAACTCGAACAGCAGGGAATAACTCGCGGTAATCTATCGCGCCTGCGTTGTTGCTTATGTTGTTTGCCCCCGTGTTTGTGTACCAATTAGGAAAATTTCCGCTTGGGTCTACCCCTTGGTACTGCCAAACTCGATTTGAAGTAATTAGCGGGTAACATACGTCCCAATCAATAGTCGGGTTGGTTATGCGGTTGTATATTTCCGTAAACGAGTAGTCGTGGTCAAGTGTGGAATGGTCTAACACACTTAACAAGTCTTCCCCTACTAAATCTTTGAGCGTAGTAACTTCTCCGTAAAACGTTATAGTGTAATTGTTCGGTTGTCCGTTTTTTAGTTGGCTTTTTTCCATTTGGATTTTACCCCTACGGAAAAATGTCATATCTATTTCGATATATCCGTTTAATCGTTCTTGGTAGTTAATCGTACCCGTTACTGCGTTCTCGTAAAAGTATTCCCAAATAGCGTTATTAACGGGACTTGTTGGAATTGTAAATGATTGCGAAAAGTCGGTAAATGTTTTAGAAATGTCCTGTATATTTTGAATAGTAGAAGTTACCTCGATATTTTCATCGTTGAATAAATCTAACTTTTGCCCTTCTACGAAAACCCTTACTTGCCTTTTCATTAAATTACGTTGTTAATTAAATCGTTGCTTTCCTCGAATTCCAAAGTGTAATTTATTTTTTTGTTGTTTAGGTTCTTTTCCTTATTTAAGTCTTTGGTTTTCATTTTAACGGGTTTTCCGTTAAGTAAAATTCGTTCGCTTAACAATAACTGCTGAAGGTTTGAGTTAAACGATTCGTCCACCCACCCCGTGTTTAATCTATGCGTTATTATCCCGTTGGTGTTAAATGTTTGCCGTTGGTTTAGGTTTGTGTCCCAACTTCCAAATAAATCCATTTCTTGCATTAAATTAAACTCCGTTGTTGACGTTGTTAAAGTTTCGTAAGAAGCCTTAAAGAAAAATTCACGTTGCCAACATCCGTACATATTTACGAAGTCCAAAGTAATTACATCGTAGTAACATTCCTCGATTGGGTAAAATGTAGCCTCCCAAATTAGTACATTTAGGTTTGTAAATATTTCTACTTTGTTGCCTGTAAGGTAGTAACTTGGGTAAACCCTGTAAACGTTGTAAATGTTATCCGCAGGAACTACGGGGGTAGTGTACGTTAAACCCGTTTGGAGTTGCGTATATTTAATGTAGTAGTTCGTAGGTAAATAAGCCGTTATCGTTCCCGCCCTTTGAAGGTTATTTGACAAAGGGTTGTTATTGGAATCAGCCCAATAATAGTAATTTTTTTCGTCTAATTGCGCTAAACCTTGCGCAGTATGCGGTGGGTTGTAACCTTGCGAATAATACCCAAACCCGTCAAAAGCAAAATAGGTAAAGGTGTTTAATAACGTGTAAGTGTTCAAAACTAATTTGTATCGTTTCACGTCAACGCAAATATATTGAGCCGTGGACAAAGGAGAGTTATCCGTTTGGTAATTACTGCTAAATGTATCGTGCGTAATATACTCCATTAAATACGGGGAAATGTTGTACAACGTTTGCGTGTTATTACTCGCGGGAATTAACTTCTCAAGCGTGTAAGTCGGTAAGGTTGGCGGGGTGCTTCCGTTCGTGTAAATGTATAACTCTACCTTACTTCCGCTTTGCCCTACTTCGTCCACTTCGATAATGTACGGGCTTCGTGCGTATATTCTATTTATAGCCATAGTTTTTCATATTTTCTTTCATTATTGTATCAAATAGTTCCTCGGATTCCAAACCGTAAGCATCTATCATTTCGTTTGGTAATGTTTTAAATGCTTGTTCAAATGGCTTTGTAAAAAACATACTAGGCTTTATTCCTTTTTGCCAAATAGAACGTGTTATAAGCATTGCCGTAGCGTCGCTACTTAAAAACCTTCCTTTCTTGTCTCTAAATTGAATGCTACGATATTTAACCCATTTTTTTATTCCTTCGGTTAGTCCTCCTTTTTTACCCGAACCCGAACCAAACCTAAAGTTACTTAGGCTTCGTCCACTACTTACACCCTTTACCCCTTGGTCTTGATAAAACCCGTATTCTTCCATTTCAAAAAATAAACGAATAGAATTTGGCATAACCTTTACCTGCGCGTTTAACGAATCTTTTAATTTTCCTGAAGCGGATTTTTGACGTAGGTTACTTTTCGCTTTTGCTATTACATAGTCGCGAAATTCCTCGAGTGCTTTAAGTTGTAACTCCTTTTCCATTAACAGCGTGTCATATCGTTAGGGAAGTCAACATCGAAAGTCATAGCCCAACCCGCTAAGTAATTCTCAAAGCGTTCTATAAAAGGCTCGCATACAGGCGCACCATTCAAGTGGTATAGGTTGTCCCAAATGTTTCCGTGTTTAAGCATTTCGAACGCTCGATTAAGAATCGCAAGTTGAGTATTAAGTACGTCTATTTCGTTGTCCGCAGTTTCAAAGGTGTTCGGTGCTTCCTCTTTTCGTTGGCTTACGTTATCCATTGCAAGTAAAGTAACGTTCGCAGTCATTACGTTATCATTAAACGTAACTTGATTAACCATAACGTGAACTAACGGGAATATAGTTTGCTTTCCTAAGTCAACGTTAAAAATCGAACCTTGCGAAACGGTGTTAACTAACGGGTCTGCGTTAAAATGCGTTCTTAGTTGGTCTAGTAAGGAGTAATATCCGTTCATATTTTATTCTTTTTTATTTCCATTAGTTCAACTTCGTTTTTTTCCTGCTCGAATGTAAGATAGGTGAGACATTTAAATAATCCGTATTTTGTAACTTCGTCATATTTTGTAAGGTCGCCCTTAGCAAGTCCGTAGATACTTGAATACCATCCCCATTTTTTCCCAAATTGGGTTCGTGCGCTAAAATCGCTTGTTCGTTCATCTGCTTCACTTCGTTCTCCAAATAACTTAGGGTAGCGCTTAATAACTCGTTTCCTAAAGTCCAAAAAAAAACGCTCGCCCCTATTGCAACGTCCATAGGCGCGTACTTCATAGCATCGCTAAACTCGGATGCTCCGTTATATTCAAAAATGTTATATTTGTCTTTTCGTGTTTCCGTAATTGGTCGGTACATTACTGCCATAGCTTTGTGGTAATCGTCCCAATTAGATAGGTAGTTATCTAAGTCCACGTATTCCCCGAAACTTATATTTTCAAGGTCGGGTATAAATCCGTATTCCATTCCGCCTATTTTGAATCGCGGTTGAAACTTTGGTTTAACGGAAAAGATTTCGTTGAAATGTAACACTAAATCGTTAATGCTATTGAGCTTCATTTTAACAACGTCCTTTAATTCTATTCCGCAGAAAATTTCAATCATTTTTTGCGCTATAAATTCCTCGTCATTGGAATTTTGCTGAACCTTTAGGAATTTTTGGTAATTGGCTAAAGGTATTTCACTAATCGAACTCGGTACGTCTATTTCTATTCGCATATTTATTAAACTATTTATTTTCGTTTTTGTAACTCATAACAAACTCGTAAGCCTTCAAAAGCATTTCGAAGTGAACGGGAAACCGCGCCATATTATTAAATACTATTCTTACTCGTTTGCCTGTACGCTCGTGTATGTATTGTTCAACACGAGTAATCATTACCTGTAAATCGTCCGTCTTACCGTATTGCATAGCTTCCGTAATTTGCCCCTATGCCTAACGTTTCCATTTCGTGGTATCTAAATGCGTCGATAGCGTGGTTATTAAAATCGATAGGCTTGTTTAAGCGCTTGCCTTGTTTGTCGGTGTCCCAAACATACGAGCGTAATTCTTTGATTAAATTACCGCTGTTTGACGTTACTAAGTATTCGTTACGCTGAATAACGTCTATTCCGTAGTTTATCGAATCCTTGCCTTTTGTTACCCCTTTAATCGTTACCCCAAAGCGTTTTATTTCGTCTATTGATTTGGGTTCGGAACTATCAGCGTAAACGGGTACGTGTTTTGGTAGTAGTTTCGCTATTTCGCTATTTAATAACCCTGTTTGGTAGGCTACCTCGTTAACTATCCGTTGCCCGTTGTAATTGTATATTTCTATTATCGCAGTCGGGTCGTTCGTGTAACCAAAGTCCAAACCTATTCCTAACAACTTCGCTTCTTTGGGTATCGTGTCTATTTGTTTCCAATTTGAGAAAACAACTCCTTCGAGCATTCCTAATTGACCCTCTCCGTACACCTTCCACCAATTCGCCCAATACGTAGAAGTTTTAGCTTTCTCTTTGTTCTTTTCAATTTGGTCTATTATGCTTTGGTCTAACGCTTCGTTATCCTTGTACGTCAAAATTAAAAAGTCCGAATCAGGTTCGTTCTTTAGTTCGGTGTGAACCCAAAATTCGTTAGCAGGGTTAAAATCTAAATAAACTTCCTTTCGTGTTCTAATAGCTAACTCGTTATAGGAATCAAAGGTAACGTTATTGCATTCGTTGATATAAAGAATGTCGCGCCTTGCACCCCGTAGTTTGCTAGAGTCATCCGCGGAAAAGAATTCTATTACGCTTCCGTTTGCGAACTCGTATCTTAAAAGTGACTTGTTAAACCTATCTTCGAAAAACCTACCCGTCCACTTCATTATTTTTAGGAAATCCTTTAGCGCACCCCTTCGTAAATGTGGGATTGTTTCCGCTACTATACTTATTTCCAAACCTTCCTGCCGTGCGGCTTTGTCGATTAACACGGGTATTATTCCGAATGTCTTACCCGCAGAAGTTCCGCCCTGAATAATCTTAATTCGTTTTTTAAGATTCAGTATCTTCCGTATCGCTGTTGTCTTCCGAAACATCGGGGAATAATGGTTGTTCTACGTTGGTAATTTCTTTCTTTTCTACTAAGTTGTTTAGACGTGCCGTAATGCTTGGGTTATAGATTCCCGCCATACCACCGCCTATTTGGTCGTTTCTAACTTCCTTGCGTATGCGCGTAACGATAGTTGAAAATCGCTTATATCTATTATTCGAATTTGCAAAATAATTCGATAGGTCTTGTATTATTCCTAAATCCGCGCAATAACATTCAAACCCTTCTATGGTTAGAGGGCGTTCAAGTTCGCTATATTCGCTTCTTCCTTCCTTACCTACGAAAGTATGTTTTAGAATAGGGTTATTCTTTACGTGTCTTTTGTATTCAGTGAATAGTTCCCAAAGGTGTTCGGGTGAATGTATTTTATTTGGTCTTCCGTGTCCCATTGTTTTCGTGTTTTGATAATTTAGATTCCTCGTAAGTAGACGAACAAACCGCTAAACGTTGGTCCGTGTTTGGAAATTCTTTATTCATCGTATCGTTAGACATACAACGCATTACGAACTCTTTTTTTTCTTCGTTAGGATTCGGCTTCGGTATTGGCATTTTCTTCTTTGTAAATTGAATATAGCTTGTTTAACTTATTGACTATTTCCCTAACGCAACTACCGCAGGAAGTAGGCTGCATTCTTTGTTTAAATACTCGGTTGTAAATCTTCAATAGTTCCCTTTGTTGGTTAGGACTTACGCTGCTTTTTAGGTTAGTATAAAAATCGTCAAGGTATGTGTATTCGTCTTCCGTTAGGCATTCGGGTTTTGTGTACCTCCAAAGTTCGTTTAACTTTGCCTTACGTTCTTCGCAACCGCAATCCTCGCCCATTACCCATTTAGCAACCTTTGCTATTCCTGTTGCTTCTAAAATGTTTTCGACTGTATCGCCTAATCCTTCCGCTTGTTTTTTTCTTGGTCTTCCCATAACTTGTTTATTTAATTTATAATCCAAATTTTTTGAATCTTGGTTCTACTTTTATTATTTTACTTGAATCAATCTTAAAATGTTCTTGACTTAATTCGAATAAGTCTTTTCTTAAAATTTCGTTTTCCTCTTTAAGTTTTTTTATTTCTCTTTCTAATTTAGAATGTTCGTGGAAAAATTCTTTAGCTCTTATTTTTCTTAATTCGAGTTCGTTTTCAAGTATTTCTAAAATGTTTTGAAATTTCATAGCGTTATTTAATTAATTCAAAATCTTCGTTTTTGTAATCTTCGTATTCCTCCTTAAACTTATTCCTTACTTTGCTTTTGCAGTTCTTTAAGGTGTTGAAAATAGAACTGCTCGAAATCGTAGTTTCTTTTGCTATGTCTCTTATGCTTAAGTCCGTGTCTTTATAAATCGTAAATAGTTGTTTATCGTACCAATGCCAACTATCCACTTCCTCGTAAATCTTACTTAGCATTCTTGCGTAGGCTTCTTCCTTTGGTAGGTTTGTTGGTTCGTCTTTTAGCAGGGGTAAGTTATCTAAATTCACGGCTTCGCCTTTTTTCTCACTTTTAACGTGTAATAAGTAAAGATTGCGTAAAACAAAATACATAAAGCCTTTATTAACTTGCCCATTTTGAATAACGTTTTCGGGTTTGCAATATCGGTACAAACGTAGGTAAGATTCCTGTACTATATCTTCCGCGTAAAAGTCTTCCCCGAAAGTTTTTACAAGTTTAACCCATTCTTTATGGTCTTTTGCGACTACGCTTACCCATTCCATTTTGTTTAATTTGTCATCAAATATAATGTTTATATTTTAATTAAACTTACTTAAATCCTTTTTGGTGTCGGTATACGTATTCGTCTAAGGTTCGAAGCGTTTTAATGCTTACCAATGCGCCCGACAAAAAACGGTCTATTGTATATTGGTGCATCTTTAACCCTTTGGACTTTATTTCCTTTACTACTTGGTTTCGTGTTTTGGTAAGGAGTATATTTTTCAACTCCTTACGTAATGAATTGTCATCTATAAACATAATTAAAAGGGTAAATCGTCTTCGTCAATTATTTGCGTGTTTACTTGTTTGGGCGCTTCGTTGGTTCGTGGTTCGCTAAATGAACACGAAAAGTATTTCATTCCTTTGCTAGATTCTTTAAGCCATAACGCTATCTCCATTTCTTTGCCGTTTACGTTTACTTTTCCTCGGTAGTCGGGTTGATTACCTTGTTTTTTGTCATTCTTAAAAATTGCTCCCGTGTTGTTTTTTGTTTCCATTTTTTATTTAATTAAATTGATTACTATTAAGCATCCGCACCCATAACCTAAGCTTAGAGAAAAAGCCTGCATTATTCGTTCCTTCCAAGTTTTTGATTCTACCATAAACCCAATAAACGGAAGACCTAGAAACGGACCAATACAGGCAAAGAATAACATTAAGTCCGTGTTTCCCTCCGAAGTCGCTCGAATGTAAAATGTTGAACATATCTCTATTATCAAAGCACTTAAAAAAATTATTGCGTATCTCACCTATTTAAGTTTATATTGTTTTCGTTTATTATCTCGTTTACTTTATCGTAAATTTGTTGCACGATTTCGAATTGCCCTTCGGTTAGTTCTCCGTATTTCCATACCCTTCGAATTTCCTGCTGAATTTCCCAAAGCGCTAAATACATATTATTCGCGTTTACTGCGTTCTCCCATTCGTGTTGGTCCTCGGGTAAGTTAAAGGTTAGTTTTGCTTTCATCTTATTTTTATTTAGTTCGTGCAATAAATAGCACTATATTTTACACTTCTTGGTTTTTCTTATTTACTTAAATCAAATAGTGCATCTTAAAGCACTTATTGTCATATCGTTTTCATTAACAGGTTATAGTATTCTCGGCATAGTTCTACTCGTTCTTTTATTTTTTCAATTACGGCTTCATCCCTTCTAATAAACCAATACTTTACCCTTTTATGTTCGGGGATATGGTCGAAAACGTGTTTAGATTCTACATCTTTTCTTAGTTCCGTGTTTTCTTCGATTAGGTTAAATTTCCAATGCGCCCGCCTTATTTCGTCTTCTACCATTAAAGCAGGAGTATTGATTAAACAATAAGCTAAAATGCTTTCTTGTTTTCCCGTTAGCCACATATACCCTTGGAGCTGATAAAAATAGTCCTTATTAGGAACTTCCGTCTCAAACCAAGGAAACGTAGTAGCGTCCCAAGAACATTTAACATCTAATAACACTTCGTCCGTGTTTACATCGGGTGTTCCCTTAATCCAATCGTTTTCGAAA